GCAACCTGAAAAGCTGGTCTCCTTTTTGATCCGCATTGCGGGGACATTAGGAGCGCCATCGATTGTGCTGTAGAACACTGTCGTCGGCACGTTCTCGCGTACCTTAGCTCCAGCAGAAATCCGCTGAAGCTTATTCTGTACAATACGGATACTCTCATTAGCGACCCCAAAAATGTCGTTAAGGAGAGGTTTCCACCCGTACTTGTACTGAAGGTACCCGTTCGCCACGTCGCGTGTACTTCCGAACCCTCCAGGAGGCTTTAGTCTACGGGCATGCCTTAAAAGCTTGGCCGTATTCTTGAACATCCTGACGGTGGTGCCAGCCTCGGCAAGAGCTACGCTCAAGTCGAGATTGCCACGTACCTTATCGTTTAACCGATCGAGGGCTAAGTTGTACATGCTATCCCTGCTATCCCATACCGGCACCTGAATCGGACAACTGAGGTTTCCTTCAGTCGAGCCGAGAAAGACGGGAGGACTAACCTGGTTCCTCGAATGAACCCCAGTCATGTAATCTTCACTATGAATAGTGTAGTTCCATGGCGTGGGGATGAAAAAGTCCCCTTTATTGCTAAGAGGACAAGTACAGTAGTCATAATAGCCCGTTGGGCGAAAATGATTTACTGTGCCATTCGAGCCAGTAACAAATTGGTCCTTTCCTAACAAACGGCTATAGGAATGCATGGAGCAATTACACCGGGGAGTGAGTCGGAACGAACACGAGCAGAACACCAACTATGCCGATCGTGATTAGCATAAAGCTAATCAGAGCGACGCAGAGGGTGAACAGATCGAGTTCGATCTTATTTGTCCCCGGCGCAACAGCGTAGCGACGCGCTACCTCGGTAGCACGTAAAGCGGCCGCTTCGACCAACCCTTGGGATTCCAGAGGTTGGATGAGAGACCGCGTTTGCAACAGCTGTAGTTCGGCACCGATCGACTTCGAGAATCGCTTCATTTAGGCACGGAGCCTTCCGAAAGGAATGCTTCGATAGCCGCGATGATGCGGTTCAAGATGTCGACGATAGTGTCGCCCCACTGCTGTACGAACGCAAGAATCTCTTCCATTTCTGTATCTCCCTTGGGTTGAAAGCCGAGGCCCGCCAAGCTCACCAGCGTACATTAAGGTTAGCACTCGTCGTATCTAGGCAAACTAGTGCCTCCGTAAGGAGTCATAACTTCGCTCACGTATACGATCCGAATGCCTTCCCAATGTATCCGCTGAATGAGTCTTGGCGGACTACGGTTGTCGGAGCGG